CGACCTTTAGTATCAAATAATATATGGAAGGATAGTATGTTCGCTTCCTGTGCTTTCATTTTATATCTCCGCAAATGAAACTTTGTCTTGCTTTCCTCTAAGTCCTGCTTTCATATAAGCAGTTGCTCGCCCCTCAAAAAAGTTTTGGTGCTCAACTCCAAGTACTTCATCTAACCACGGAAGAGGGTTATCTTTCTGATCAAAGTTTGTTTTTAATCCAAGTTGTAATAACCTTCTATCAGCTATGTATCTGTTGTAAGCATACATATCTTTCTTTGTAAGTCCTTGCATATCTCCTAGTTCAAATACTAGGTCAAGAAACTTATCTTCTAATTCAACCATTTCTCTACAAATATTGTAAAGTTCTTTTTTAAAATCATCAGTCCATATATCAATGTTTTCTTGTATGAACTCTCTGAATAGTTTAGTCATAGCTTCTACATGAAGTGACTCGTCACGTATAGAATACGTTACAATCTGCCCCATGCCTTTCATTCTTCCAAACCTTGGGAAGTTTAACAAGATTGCAAAGCTGCTAAATAATTGTAGACCTTCTGTAAATCCTGAATATACTGCTAGGGTTTTAGCAATAGCCTTCTTGTCTCTACGAGTAGGTTTAAAATCTTTAATGTAGTCATGTTTGTTCGCCATTTCTTCGTACTCAGCAAAGGCTTTGTATTCTATTTCCGGCATCCCAACTGTGTCTAATAATAAACTATAAGCATGTTGATGTATTGATTCCATGTTCGCAAATGAACACATCATCATTCTTGCTTCAGGTTTCTTGAATATTCTCATATACTTATCGATATATCCTGAACCAACATCTACATCTGATTGCGTAAACAATCTAAAGATTTGTGTTAGTAAATTTTTTTCTTCGTCTGTTAGTTCTTGCCAGTCCTTTACATCTGTATGTAAGGGCACAGACTCTGGCAACCAATGCATCTGATTCTGTTCAACGTACTTATCAAACATCCAAGGATGATCAAATGGTTTATAATATTCTCTGTTACTTAGTAGACTCATTCCTTTTCTCCACGTGTTTGGCATACTCTTGTAGTAGCCATTTGTTATATTGCTTTATGTATTCTTCTTTATTTAATGTTTCTGAACCAAAAGACGAATGTTCATCACAGTAGTCTAACCACATTCTAGTGCAGAAACTATAAAACGTATTGGACACTAAAACTCCTTGAGAAGTAAGTCTAACTTCTCTTGAGCAGTAGCCATCTTATCTAAAAGTAAATCCATAGACTCTATAATATGAGGATGTTCTGCGACTCCCATACCTAATGAAAAGTATGTATCAAGTTCTGATTTAGCAATAGCTATTTCAGCTTCATACTTTTTTTTAAGTGCATCAAATCTTCCTTCGTACATGTTATCAAATTTATCTTCCATAGTTATCCTTCACAACTTAAACATTCTACATCTTCAAGCTTGACTCGTTGTATTTTGACATTAACATTCTCAGCACTACGAGCAGCATCTGATCTAAAATAATATAATGATTTTAATTTATTCATAGCATACCAATGTACATCATTGACATACTGTAAGTATTCATCATGTACCGTTTGAGACTCGGTAGCTTTAGGCATAGTAAAAAATAAATTTACACTTTGACTTTGACAGACATACTCTTGTCTCATATGTGCATGTTCTACTATATAGATTTGATTAATCTCTGTAGCAGTTTTAAATATTTCTTTTTCTTCATCAGAGAGGATATCTATATCTTGTACCGAGCCATTAGCTATAGCCATCTCTTTCCAGATTTGCTCTCTCGTGTCCATACTCAAGCCTTTTTTCTTGAGAAGTTTTTCTAAATATTTATTCCTAACTTGGTAAGAACCGGATAAAGTTTTGTGCGTATATACGTTAGCACGATATGGTTCAATACTAGGGGAAGTACCACCACATATAATACTACTACTGGCATTAGGAGCAATAGCCAAAAGATGAGCGTTACGCTTATTGCTACCGTGTATATCAGGAGCTTCCCCACGTTCATGAGCCAATCTTTTAGTCGATTCCATAGATCGTTCTTTGATGTGGGAGAAGGCGACATTATTGATACTAGTAGATCGTAACCCATGGAAAGGTAGTCCTTTACTTTGGAGTAAAGCATGAAAGCCCATCGCTCCAAGACCCACCGACCTTTCTCTATACGCTGAATAAGCAGCTTTAAGTAGTCCTTCTTTTTCTTCTCTAACATATTTTTTAAACCTCTCAAAATTTGCACTATATCCACCAAGTCTACTGGTGTCTACAATAGCTTCTATAAAGTGTTCAAGAACATTATCTAACATGGTAATTAGATCATCAATAAACTGTTCGTTCTTTTTCCACTTGTCAAAGTGTTCTAAATTTACACTCGATAAACAACATACTGCGGTACGTTCTTCGTTTGTTGCTAAGACAATCTCGGAACATAAATTACTTTGATTAACTCGTAATCCTAAATCCTTCTGTTGTTTTGGTAAGTGTTCATTACAGGTGTCAATGTTAATCATGTAAGGTTCGCCAGTTTCGGCTCTTGCGTTTAACATCTGCCACCATAAATCTCTAGCATTTAGAATCTTAACTGCTTCACCACTCTTAGGATCAATTAGTCTCCACTCTTCATCATTCTTAACTGCTTCTAAATATTCGTTGGTAAGATTAATAGCATTGTGTATGTTTAAACACTTTCTATTTATATCTCCACCAGATTCTTTTCGCATGTTTATAAACTCTTCTACTTCTGGATGTGATATATCCATATACGCAGCATACGAACCACGTCTTGTTACGCCTTGATTAAAGGCAAGCATTTGCGAATCTACTACATGCATGAATGGGATTGATCCAGTAGAACGAGAATGGTTAGAAGTACCAATACCATTGCTTCTAACACTTCCCCAATATCCACCGATGCCTCCACCTGAACTCGCGAGCCAAATGTTTTCATCATAGTGATCAGATAACCCACGCCTACTGTCAGGTACGTAGTTGAGAAAGCAGCTAATAGGTAAGCCACGAGTCGTTCCTCCGTTAGAAAGTATAGGAGTACTAAACATAAACCATAAATCGGAACTGTACTCATAAAGTCTCTGTGCAAGATCGAAGTCAGTCTCACCTTTATAAGTCGCACCAAAAACACTAGCCCTTGCAAAAGCTTCTTGAGCATGAGTTTCTTCCTCCCAAAAATATCTATCCTTTAATGTATCTAAACTAAACTTATCTAGCTTTTTTTCTTTGTCATAATCTATGACTATTCCTAAGTAAGGCTTCTTGCCTATCTTATCTTCAATCATTCTCGATTTCCTCTTGATTTAAATGCAAAGCAATCAATGCGTAGTGAATTATTTTAAGTAAATCTTTTTGAGACTTCCCATCTTTCTTACCATACCTCATTGCATACTTCATGATATTACCTACACAAAATCCCTCTCCATGTCCGGCATCTATAATCATATCAGTTGCTTGATACTTTGAATGAGCGTAGTGTTGTGTATAAGTATTATCTATATACTGATGTACTGCTCTAATATTCAAATTCTCATTAAACTTATAATCCATATCTCTTCCTTAATGTATTGTGTCCTCTTCGGATATTCCTGTCAATCTTCTTTTGTATTCTATTTCAATTAAGTCTTGCATCTTTTCAATCACTTCAGTATCAACTTCTTTGATTTGATGTCCAGAAAAAATAAAACTTCCTATGATCATAATCAGTTCACTTAAATCTATATCCTCTAAGTTCCAAGTGACGATTGTATCTTTAAACTCAGGCACGTTCTAACTCCTGAACTTGAACCTCTGTGATGTCTTTGCCAGTTGATTTGACAACTTTCTTAATACCTTTAATAAACCATCGTAAAGTGTACGCAGAAACTCGGAGATGCCTATTAGCATAAATATGAGTTTGATCCGGCAAATATTCTTCCAAGTTATTAATTTGAACTTTATCTTTTTCATCATCAGGTACTACACTCCTTAACCAATCAAGCATTAGCTGTTTGGCGTGTCTTCTTATTAGCTTTTCTTTTTTTGAATTCATGTGTAATTTCCTCTACTTTAGGTTCTTTAACTACTTGTGTTAAATAGGAAAGACCTTTCGCATATTTAAATACTCGAAGACCTTTACCATTGTTTGAATCTTTATGACATTCCACTTTATGCCTACAGAAAAAGCATCCTCTAGGTAGCTTCATGTTACCTGATTGTCCGTCAGGGATAGGTTGATAGCAAAGTTCAGGCGGTGCTGACTTGCGTAAAGATTTCTTGACTGTATTTATTTTACTCTCTATGTTGGGTTTGTCAAGTTCTTCCGGTATATAAAGTGCAAGTTCTCCATTTTCTTTGTTCATTGCTAAGAATCCACCTTCGGAAGTACCATGACCTGCCTCATATCCGGCAAGTTGAGCGAGGTATCCGAAGGTATCATCTTGAGCTAATGTTCCATCCTTGAACTTCTTAAAGGCATAGCCTGATGCAGTCTTAACATCCACCACTTCACCATCGATAACACAATCCATGTGTCCTTCAATACCTTTTACTTTAACATTCTTTTGTTCATGTTCTACATTGTGTCCTGCTAGTCTAACTAATAATAAGACTACCTCTTCTAACATATGACCATAAAGAAACTTTATAAATGTATTAGGAGTAATAGAACTTTCTTGTGGTTCAGCTTTCATGTCATACCATAGTTGCCTATTAGGTCTACCAATGTTTGACATACGTAATGTTCCTTCTGATCTTTCTGTAGGTGTAGACCAATGACGTAAGACTTCTTTCATGTCTTCACCAAACTTATCGATAACTTCGTCAGATAGGTTAAGTGATTTACCCTCGCCAAGTACAGAAAGTTTTTTGTAGATATCATCTACTAATGTATTTAATTTTTTCTTTTTCATTTAAATATATTTTTCGGAATACACTTTGTATTTCGTTTTTTTATTTGATGCCTTGTTCTGAATATTTTTTTGATTTGTAGAAGCTGTAACCCAAGTTAAATTAGCTATAGCATAATCTAATTTATTTTCGTTAATATGATCAACAGTATAAGTTTTATTTGGATATTTATTTTTTATAAAGCACATTGCAAATAATCTATGACAATAAATAGTTACTCCTTTATCTTGATTAAAAAGTTTAAAACAAGGGTAAACTGATCTACTAAAACTAGGTTTAACAATAAGTCCATTATCATTATTTAATACATAAGGAAAGTCATTCCGACCTTTAAACTCAGGTAAATGATGTTGCCCTCCAGTTTTAAAAATTGTATATTTTCCTTTAGGAATAGATTTAATAAACTCTGAAGTTCTATTTAAGTCTTTCAGTCGTTGACCTCCTTCACCAAAAAAAATAAAAGATTTAGAAATATCTTTAGTAGTTTCTTTTACAATTTCATCCGAGCTTTCTGATTCAAAAAAATCAAGTTGTTTAATGTGTTTCACTCCAGTTGTCTCCTATCTTGTATTCTCCATCCATTGGACAGCGAAGATTATAATACTCTCCGGCTTTAATAATACAGTTGACTGCTAACTCTCCTACAAAGTCTGCTAGGTCTTCTCTAACTTCCATCTGCCATTCGTCATGAATGTTAGCTACAAACTTCGCATCAAGTGTATTTAGTTTTATTACTGAGTCTAACATAACTAATCCACGTTTCATAACAATAGCTCCTCCACCTTGTAATAAAGTATTGAGAGCCGCATGTTGTGTACGAATTAAAAGTTTTCTTCCATCTAATCCTTTGAGGTAATTTTTTGCTGATGCTCTTTGAACTTTATCTCGAAGAGATTTAAATGATGGGTTACTATCAAAAAATTGTTCTCTAAGTCGCTTACCATCTTTTTGGTTTCCTCCAACCACTCTTCCAAGTTTTGCATCTCCTGCTCCGTATATGAGGGCATAGATGAAAGTCTTCGCCTGATCTCTAGATTCAAGTCCTGCAGCTTTCTGATTAAGGGTGTGTATATCTCCGTCAATGATTTCATTTATAAACTCCTCGTCTTGCATGTAGTGAGCAAGCATTCTTAATTCTAAACTAGAAGCATCGATACCTACTAGTTTGTATCCTTCTTCAACTGTCCAACAGGCTCTACATTCAGCACCGAAAGGGCTATGAATGTTAGGTACTTGAGCCATGTTAGGATTTCTATGACTCATTCTTCCTGTGATAGTACCATTCGGAATAACAAAACCATGCACACGACCATCTTCATCTAAAGCTGATATCCAAGAATCTACTTGTGCTATACGTTTTTGATACAGTAAGTAGTCAGCAATTAATTTTGCTTGTGGAATAGAATCAATACGAGCTAATGTAGTTTCATCTACTATAGGTTGACCGGTAGGAGTAAACTTCTTAGGTTTCCAACCAAACTCAACTAGGTATTCTCCTATTTGTTTTCGTGATCCGAGATTAAAGTCTTGTAACTTTCTTCTGGTAAAAGGGGTGATGTCATTAGTAGGTGAGCGTTCTTCAAATTCTTCAGGAGTCAGTCCTTGCTTTGATAAAGTTCCATCTTTCTTTAATTTAGGTTGTACATCTTTAAGATCAATCATCTTAGGTTTAAACACCTTATGTACTTCATCTTCTGCTTTCTGCATGAGTTGACGAAGTTCAGCAAGTAACATATCAGCGTGTTTAGAATCAAACTTAAATCCATTAAGTTCTTGTTCTTTAATAACTGAGGCTACTGCTTGCTCTAAAGAAACACATTCTTTAGCAAAGCCTTTGCCTTCATTACGCAGGTGTTGAAAGAGGACAGTATTAAGTTGAACATCACGAACACAATAGTCCAACATTTCTTTAGAATAATTAAGGTAATCATCAAACTCTATCTTCCTAAAGCCTAAACGAAAACCCCACTTTTCTAAACTATGTCCTCCTTCACGAACCGGATTGAAGAGTCTTGACATAACTAATGTATCTACAACTGGTTTGTGAGAAAGTTTTACATTCCCAAACTTCTCAACCATAGGTATATCAAAACCTATAATATTATGACCAATAAGTTTATCTGCCTTTTCAAGTAAAGCATAACCTTCCTCTAATTTATCCGGAGGATACTTATATAGTGTTCCTGTATCAGGGTCTTGAGCAACAACACAATGTATCTTAGTTGCTTTAAGATCGTCTGTCTCTATATCAAATACTAAATTCATAATTTTATTTGGTTCGATAATAAAAATCGTGTATTACATCTAAAGCATAGGACAAATCTCTATAGTCTTGTTCGCTTTTCCAATAATTTTCTTCTCTTAATTTCTCGAGTAACTCGTCTAAATCATAATAAGATTTATCAATAAGTTCATGTTCCTTTTTAGAAAAGAAACTTTCCTCAAACACACCTTTTTTTTCTAATTTTTTCAAGTTTTTATTTATGTTTTCTTTTTGAACTTTATGAAAATAATCATAAAAATTGTCTTCCATTTTATGTGTTTGCTCTCTTTGTTTATCATCATTACTATAATGAAGTGAAGGTAGCGAATAAAGACTATTAGTATGTCTCTCACTCCATATCCATCTTAAATTTTGATATTCCCCATCGTAGGAATCATATACCCACGAACTCGAATTACATCCTTCTAATAAACTATCAAATTCAGTTATTTGTTGAGCCATCCAAACTCCATCATTTAAATATGTATCACCTTCAATAGCATATTTTTTATAAGGATTATTTTTTATAATGAAAACTATAAAATATTTTGCAAATAAAATAATATAATTTCTAATTCTAATTATTATATTTCTCATGATACTCCTTTAATTATAACTCTAGTAGTTCATCTGCATCATCTTCAAATTGATCTTTAGGAACTTCTCGTAGCCTACCTGTTTCTCTATCGTAAAGCAAGTGACTTGCTAATCCAACATCCCCTGTGTATCTAGATTTTAAGACACGCATTTTAGTTGTATTAGATTCCTCAATATCATCTGATTGTTGATTCCTTTCAAGAGCAATAACACAGTCGGACAGTTGAGCAATACTCTGTGAACCTCTCAAGTGTGAGAGAGACACTTCAATACCATTCTCATGTCCTTTGTTTCCATCCACTCTTCGTAGATGTGATACTAAGATTAAGCCTGCTCCTGTCTCTTCAACTATACTTCTCAGTCTAGTCATGATGTTGTCGATTGCTCTACGTTCATCACCTTCGGATAAAGCAGACACTAACATATGTAAGTGATCTACCACTACCCATTTACAGTCACAGGCTACAATCATAAAACGAATCTTATTAAATATTTCATCAATACTATTCGTTCCAAAATGAGCATGTATCCATACTCTATTTTTATTATCTCCATCATAAAGAATGTCAAAGAATTTATCCAACTCTTCTTGCGAAAAGTTTTCTCGTTCTTGATCTATATACAATCGAGCATTAGCTTCGATAGATAAGATACCATCAACTGTTCTTCTCCAGTCTTCTTCAAGAGCAATAATTCCTACGTTATCCGTAGTTTCTTTGATAAGCCAATGTTCTAGTTCTCTAGTCACAGAAGACTTACCAAGTCCTGTACCTCCAGTAAGTGTTACCAACTCTCCGGCACGTAATCCATATAGCTTGTCGTTTAAACCTTGCCAAGGATAAGCAATACTTTCTTTCTGAACTCTATCAAAAAAGTCTTGCCTTGATTCGGATACATTGATAACACCACTAGGAGTATAAACTTTTGCTGACCACCAAGCTTCAACAAATTCTTTATGTTTGTTCTGACGAAGCATGTCGTTAGCATCTTTGAATCCACTAGGTAGTGTCATGATCTTAGCTTTACTAGGTTGGAAAAGCATTGCTACTTTCTTAGCCGCTTCCTGTCCTTGTTTATCACTATCAAAACAGATCACAACATTCTCAAAGCTTTCAAGAAATTCTAAACTTTCTTTTACATCTTTGACTGCACCTGATGAACCTCTCTTTATTGAAACTGCTGCCCACTTACTACCCATCAATTCGTAGCAAGCCATTGCATCACATTCACCTTCAACTAGGGTAATTGACTTACCTCCAGTCTGAAAAATCTGTTCTCCAAACAATCCAGTACCTTCAAAACTGCCTTGAACTGAGAAATTCTTATCTCGAACATAGCGTACTTTCGTAGCAGATAGCTCATGTTTGTTGAAATATGGATACAAATGCTGAACAATCTCTCCATTGCTAGATAGGATAGATTTCACTCCATATTTACGAGCAGTTGCCTCCGATATTCTTCGATCAGTTAATGCTACGTAGTCGCCACCATTTGGATTGACTGGTGGTGTCTCTTTTTTCTGTGTCACTTCCTCTCCTGTTATCGCTTGATTATAGTTTAGAAAATAAGTTTCACAACTAAAACATTTTGCTGATCCATCTTCATTTAAAGATACAGGGTCACTTCCTCCACAGGAGGGGCAGGATAATTTGTGTTTTACAAATGCCATTTTTATTCCTCACTTAAAGTTAATAAAAGTGTGTAGCTAGGTAGTGCATGGTGGTATAGTTCTTATTTACTTTCAACTTTAACCTTTCTTAAGTCCTCTTGCTTGTAATTAAACTTGCATTCACTCGTATAGGATTTTACAAAAGCTCACTCCCACCTAGCTACACGTGATAGTTTTTTAAGAAGGACTATCAACCTACTCCTACTCTAAGATTATACTCACACGCTAGGAACTGGAGAGTTTAGGCACACTAGTCGGAGTCGGTAGACTCAGATAGTTCTTCGACCACTTCAGCATCTTGTGCTTCTGTGTCTTGTCCATCATTATTAACTATCTCAACAATTCTATTTGAGAAAAAGTTAATACCTGCCTGAATCTCTTCAAGGTCTAAAGTTGCATCTACTTTTTTTGAATTAAGTCGTTGCAATCTTCCAAATACTCCTTGTCCTTCTTCAGGTAAGTCTTCTACAAAAATTTGAACCCCATCAATAGTTATGAAAGGTTTATTTTCTGTGTTATTTATTTCGTCATTCATGATTAAAACTCCAAGTCATCATCAATCGGTTGTAATTCACTTCCGTCTGAACCTGTATACTCTACTAAGTCTACTACTTGCACTGCTTGTAGATCAAGACCTTTGAAGTCTCCATAGTTATTAGAAGTTTCCCATTCCCTGTATTGAACATTTACTTTAGAGCCATTGCCTACTGCAACATCCAAGGGTTCTTTATTAGCATCAAGAAGTTTAGGAGTTTGATTAGGTGTTCCATCTTTCCTTGCTACTTTTCTTTTTATAATGAGTTCTTTCTGTCCATCATTATCTCTGATTCTAAAACCCCTGCTAGAAAAACTATCAGCAGTCTTATCATCAACTAATAAAGTAACAGAGTACTCACCATATTTATTGGGTGTTTTAACCTGTGCCCAATTTACAGGTACTGGTCCAATTATTGGCATAGTATTTCTCCTTTAGTAAAAATCTGTGAGGTTTTATGTGAGTCGTTAGACCTCAAACTAACATCAGCTTGTACTGACCTACTATCTAACTGTTTAGGTGTATAGTGAGGGCTACATGCGTTAGTAGTATAACTCATAGGAGGTTAGATTTCCCTCAAGTATTGATTATAAATGTAGCCTATGAACATTTCTAAGTTATGTTCATCTAAAAACTTTAAAATAAAATCAGAACCACTTGCTCTCAGTTCATGTCCTAGTTTCATTTCATACATATCATTCATGATATTATAGTTTGAACCTAACTTCAAGTATTGTTCTCGTGATAATTTAAATTCTGTATTGCTTATCTTTTCCATAAAGTGTGAATTATATATGAATTGAATAATCTTGTCAACCTCTTTTTTTAATTAATTTAAAACCTTTTAATACTTTTCTTTTTTTAAATATCTCCATTGTTCCATCTGCATATCTCACTTCAAGAACTCCTTTGTCTGCATGAAGAGCAGTCACTTGATCTTTAGATTGCTGCTCCTCATACATTTTCTGTACATCATACTCAGTCATGTGTCCACCACTCAGGTTTATCCCTACCTTTCTCCCACTTAGCGTAATGTTTTTCATTAATACAGTAATCTCTATACGCTTTGATTGGGTCTTCATTTTTGTATTCATCAGGCATTGCCTGTGCTACTGGTGTAGCCATATTTATATTTATATTATCAGGTATTTTAGAAAGAGCATCACCAAGTTTCGTTATACTTGCATGTTCTCTTCCATACCTGTAAGCATACTCTTTACCAAGAGCTAGGAAATGTTTGTATAACCAAACATAATTCACACTACTTTCTCTAGCCCATATTGTACAGGGATGATTCCAGTATGCTCGTTTATATAAGCCTGTTGCATCTGCATAGTCATCACCATCAAGCTCTCTATGAGCAGTACATAACATCTGTGCTGTTTCCAATGGCATCTTCACTAGCATCTTATCAGGCTGTGCTTGTGCTGATTTGATTGGACAATCATAAAAATAAAATATGTTCATAGTTCTTCCTCAGTTGTTCCGTCTGTTTCTCTGTAGTTTTCATCGTCTACTATTTCTACTCCATACTCTAAGTCTTCAAAGTCTAT